GCCGGAGCACGCGTCGAGATAATTCTCAAATTATTTTTAGGTGGCATCCAGACCTCTGGGAGTATCCAGATTGTGAATACTAACGATTTCGGTTGGTGCAGACTTTGGGAACGGCTCTCTTGCGTATTTGATTTTTGCATACGCCTCGCGCCGCCACTTCGAGGAGCCCGTCAGGTAGATGTATCGGTGCTTGCGTGGACGGGGTGCGAGAAAGAAGTCATCGCCGTATTTCGCGCGCATGAGTGCCGCCCTGTTCTCCTGCCCTCGGAACTCGTCCGACACGGTCTGCCCGTGCAGGTGCTCACGACCCTTAATTTTCCAGTCGGTGCGCTTCGCTGAGAGTCCGTGATACGTGAAGGAGCACGCCTGATACACGATGCCCTTGTGAGCCTGCTCGGTGTCGGCGAACGAAACGATGATCCGGCCCTTGGGCAGTTGCCTCAGGCTCGCCCCGACCAGACGACTGGCCTCGTTCTTTAAATTGTCACGCAGGCAAAGTCGGTTCAGCTCCAGCACATGCGGGGCCATGTCCGCCCCCGCAATGCCCACGCGGAGGGTCGAGCTTGGGGGCGTCCCGTAGGTGACCACCCCGACCAACTCTTCGTCTCGGTAGAGGCCGTAGGCGTGGCTCAGGCTAGGCCAGCGGCGGGCGTAATGTATCCCGAGGATAAACGGCGCGCAGTCCATGCGGGTCACAGGCTGCACGCGGTAGGAGTGGGGTTCGGTTTGCATAGGTCAAAACAGTGAGTCGACCAGACGATTTTTCTGGGCCAGCGAGGTCGCCGAGGCGAAGCGCGCGGCGAACTTGTCGGCCTCACGGGTGTCGGCGATAAACACGGTCGACCGGAGGGTCGCCGAGTGGACCACGAGGCCACCGCGCGAGCGGCAGATCGAGGGTTCGCGATTCAGGTGGGTCGCCTGCTGGCGGGCCTCCGACGACAAGCGTGGCGTGGCGTGATAGTGGAACCGCGCGTCAGGGCGGAGCCAGATGTTGCCCTGAGCGGTTTCGGGGGCGTAGGGAGTGCGGGTGGCGTTCATTTTAGTTTCCGTCGGGGTTAAAGGCGTCAACAACGAGGTTCTCTTCCTCTTCGATCTCGGCTAAGAGGACCAAGATCAGATCAGCCTCGCGGTAGAGGCAGGAGCTGGCCCGCAGGGCGATTTTCGAGTGGATGGCGCGTAGGCGGGCCTGAAGCTCGCCTTTGGTGAGGCGTCGTATGGGTTTAATCGAGTTCATTTTCGTGTATGGGTTAAAAGTGGCGGAGGTGCCACGCCTCGAAGTCTCACAGACTCCAAGGCGTGGCGTCAACAGTATTTTTACTTACAGAGTTTGTCGACAAACTCCTTGGCCTCCCAGAGGTGGTCGAGGCATGTGATGGCCGCATTGAGCGCGCCTTCTCCGGCGTCGTAGGCGGCTCGGTCTCGGTAGACGAGATACGAATATCCGCGCGGACCGTCGCCGAGTTGGCTGTTGTTGTAGGACTCAATCAGGTGTCCGCGATAGTCGCGGATCACGGTGGTGCCGATTTTGTTTTTGATGGTAGTGATCATGTTCGTGTGTGTTGGGTTTGGGTTGGTCGAGGCAGTAGTTGCCTCGATAGACAGATACAATCAGATGCCGGAACGCGTGTCGACATAATTCTCAAATTATTTTTAGGGCCTGTTTTGTATCCGTAATTTCAATACGGCTCGGCCACTAAAAAGCCGCCCCCGAGTAGAGGGCGGCTGAGGTGGATTAAACCTTTGCGGCCAGTGCCCGCACCGCGTCGGTGAGCGGGAGAATTTCACGTTCGTATCCCTTCAGGTGCGCGACCGTTTCGGCGTCGAAGCACAGCTCGGCCAAGGCCTTGACCTCGGCGGCCAGCGTGGACGGCAGCCCGACGGGCCGTGAGTAGGAGGCGCGCACCTTGGCGACCACGGCGGCGTCCTGCTCGGCAGTCAGGGTGAGGTAGACGCCACCGTGGGCGGACGGAAAAACGTCGGCGGTGCAAATAGCGGTCACAAACCAATCTGAGGCACCACGGGCCAGCGTCACGCGGCTCACGGTGCGGGCGTATTTGTAGGCATTGGCGACAGTGCCGCCAGATTGGTAAATGGCCGTGGCCCCAACGCGGAGGCTTTTGGAGAGGCAGAGGGCATTTAGTTGAGCCTCAGCCTGACTAGCCGCCGTAAGGACGTCGGACGCGCTGGCGGTGTGGCTGGTGGCTCGTCCGCACGAGGCGGACAGGGCGGCTGCGATTGCGGATAGGTTAGTGGCGGCGATTTTGATTTTCATTTTCGTGTAGTGGTATGGCTGAAGTTAGTGTGAGCGGGGAGAGACGGTTACGACGTTGTTGTCGAGGTAAAAGAATGCCTCGTTGCGGTCGGAATTCCAACTACGGTAGGTGTAGGTTTGGCCGTTATACTTGAGAACCTTGTTGGTCAAATTCTTAAGGGTGTCCCAACCTTCAGGCAGGTCGAGGGTGAGGTATTTAAGACCGAACGAGTCGGTCGCTTGGACGGCGAGTTCATTCTTGGCGATGGTAGCGATGGCGTTCATTTTCGTGTGTGGGTGTTGGTGTTACTCGGGTCAGTAGTTGCCCCGATGAATGGAGACAATCAGACGCCGAAACGCACGTCGAGATATTTCTTCAATTATTTTTAGGCACACCACGCGCAGTCCTCCAAAGACTCCAAGCACGCCGTCTCCAAGACGTCCAGTTCCCAAGTATCCAAGGCCTCAATACGCTTGTTGCCTCGGGTGGACGTGACGGGCCCGAGCATGATCTCGGTGACGGGCCCGAGTGCAGCCGAGCCCTCGACGCCGCTGTCATGCGTGTAGTCGAAGTCCACTACAACCTCGATGTCCCCGTCCTCGCGGGGCAGGACGGCGGTGGCCGAGAACGGGAATTCACGTAGGTTCATGCTGGGTAAGTAAATTTTGAATACATAGTGGATCGCGACACGGCGAAGCGTTGCGCGAGGAACTCGTCGTCGAAGACGTGCAGGTGTCGGCCAGTCGGGAGGTGCTCCCAGACGGCCCATTGGGTAGTGTTGGCGTCCATGTTAGTTAGAGGCCGACAGCTCCCAGTCGTAGCGGGTCACGAGGGTCTCGAAGGCGCACGTGCTGGCAGGCTGAGCGGCGCGCAGGTCGATCACGTAGTGGGCGGAGTGCCCCGAGTTGTGGCCACAGTGGCCGCCATTGACGGGGATGTGGTCGATGACCTGTAGGATTCTCCCTTGGGTGAAGCGGTGGTAGGGCCCTGCGGTGCAGTCGACCAGTTGCCCCGAAACAAACCGCGCGGTGCGTCCAGATGGGTTGTTGCAGGCCTCGTCGCGGGAGGTCTTGGAGCCCGTGGCGCGGAAGCCATCGAGCAGTGAGACGAGCGCGTCGAGGACGGCTCGGAATGGCAATATGGAATGCATAGGTAGTATTTTGGATCGAGTTTTCATAGGAAAATTTTTAGAGCACCTTGGCGTCGTCGAGGAGATCGCATACAGCCCAGAGGTGGGCCGAGGCGGCGGACGACCGCACGCGGGAGGTCGCGATGCCCCTCCACTTGGGCGGGTTACCGTCGACGACGCGGCTGGCGTAGGTGCAGAACACCGCCACCCCGCCGACGGTCGAGCGCAGGGTCTTTACTGACCCGAAGCCGTCCACCTCAACCTCGGCGAAGCCCTCAAAGAGGGCGGCGCGGGCGTCGGCGGCAGTGTCGGATACGGCGGGCGTGGTAGGGTCGAGACGACCAATCTGGACGAGCCCAGAGACCTTCGTAGGGGAGGCGGGCAGGACGAGGAGGGCGTCGAGGGCTTTGCGGTGTTCTGTAGCGTTCATTTTTAGGTTGGGTTTAGTTTTTTAGTCGTCCGAAAAACTCCGGCGGGAGCTCGAACGTAGGGGCGACCTTGCCAGCGAGTTTGAGCGCGTCAAGCCTCTTTTTCGCGTAGTTTCGGTGGCCCTCTTTTGGGGTCTTGAACGACGCGTATTCAGATTTACCATACGACACCAGCCGTCGCGTGCGGTCGATCACAAGATCGAGCGGGTGGCCGAACAGGATCGCGACGTCGCAGGCGTTGGCCCCTCCCGCGAGCGCGGCATTGATCTCGTCCGATGCGGTCTTGTCGAGGCCACGGCGGCGGCGATTTACAGGAGCCTTTTCCAGCTCAAGGTCGGTGGACATCATCTCGCGAAATTTCCGCTGGACGTTCGGGTTCTGAAAAAACTTTCGGAGGCTGGTGGCGGGGTGATCCGCCGTCCCGAGTTCGAGGGGTGCGCTCACTCGGCGTCCTCCGCGCGGACGATCTCGACGATGTCGGCGGCGACGCTACGGCCCGTAGGGTCCGCACTGCCGTCTACGTCCACCCAACTGTAACGCGACTTGTCGGCTGGCCAGCACGACGCGCGACACTCCCAGAATCCACCGATCTTAAACCCCGTGAAATAGACCACGCCGCCGTCGCGCCGACGCAACGTCTGCCCCTGTTCGATTTTGGACAGGTCAACTTTTTCGGCCTGCCCGTCTTTTTTCTCGGCGACGATTTCGACAACGTCATCCGCAGACTCGCCTGTCAGATAAAACCTGCCGTTGGCGTAGGTGTAGACGTGACCCACCGTGCCGTGGTCATACAGCTCAACGTCGCCGAAAACGAATATCTGCGCGCCCAGAGATGGGGCCACGTAGCGGTCCACGAGGGCCTTTATACGGCCGTCTCGCAGGCGCACAGTCGATCCGATGCCAAGCAGGGTCAGGTCGACCCCCTCAGGCTTGTTCTTTGGCTCAGGGGCGGCCTTTTCAGGCACCGGAGTGAAGTCGACGGCAGTGTGGCCGACAGCACTGCCGACGAGCCCGTAGATGCCGAAGGCGACCTCGGGGTGTTTTTTCGCGAGGCGGGTGGCCTCAGATAGGGCCAGCTGGTAGCTGGCGTGTGTCTTGGTGGGAAGACCGCGTGAGTCGGCCCAGATGATGTAGTTTTTGTTCATGGTTAATGCGGTTAAGCGACGGCGAGGTTGAAAAAGAGATTGCCAAGGGTCAAGCTGTTTTTTTCGACCCACTTAAAATTCTTAATTCCTATGTTTGAAGCGCGACCCTACCAGACCGCAGCGATTGATTTCCTCACCAAACCAATCAGGACCCGCGCACTCATAGTCGCACCCGCTGGCAGTGGAAAAACCGCAATCGCAGCTCAGGCCCTGTCGCGTATCTGCGTTCCGAATACACGGGTCGCGTGGCTGGCCAACACCGTCGAGCAGGTGGATCAGGGCATAGCCGCGATTGCGCGCACAAACGGCGCAGACGGCGTCGACTTCCTCGTGGCCTGTGTGGCGGGCCAGCCCGACGTGTCGGACAGGGACATCATCATCGTGGACGAGTGCCACCACACCCCTGCCACGTCATGGGCCCGACTGGCTGCACAGGCGAAGGGCGTGCTCTGGGGCTTCACCGCCACGCCGGACTCCGGTGACGCCGAGCGGGACGCGATCTTCGGCCGCATTTTCGGCGGGCCTGAACACCGACACACCGTGCCGCGCGCAGAGGTGGAGCGGGCGGGCAGCGTCCTCTCGGGTGTGGTCTTCATGCACGACCTCGACGCTCAGGGCCAGTTCGACCTCGAGATAAACACCCGCACCGCCGAGGAGCTGAAGAAGGCCGTTGCAAAGTTTCGCTTCGTCCCGCGACACGAGCTTGAGAAACGTATCCGTTGGCGCATTACGCAGGAACAGATACACGGCTCTGAGGCACGAAACCAGCACGCGGTCCAGACCGCCAAGGACGACGTAGCGGCGGGACACTCCGTGCTGGTGCTGGTCAACTCCATCGAGCACGGGGAGCAGCTATCGCAGCAGATTGAGGGATCAATCGTGTTGACCTCAAAGCTCTCCAAGAAAAAGCGGGCCGAGGCGATTGCGGCGTTCAGGTGCGGGGACCTGAAGGTTGCGGTGTCGACCCAGCTCGCCGACGAGGGCTTGGACGTGCCACGTGCGTCGTCCCTAATCCTGATGGCTGGCGGACGTTCGGCGGGTAAGCTCGAACAGAGGGCGGGCCGTGTGATGCGTCCACACGGGGAGAAGGAGTTCGGCATCGTTCACGACTACCTAGATCGGGGCGCGGTGTTTGCATTTGCACAGGCCCGCGCACGGGTATCTACGTATCAATCCCTCGGATACGACGTGAAGTATTTGAAGGGTTGAATTTCGATCCCGCCTTCGACACGCTAACTATCCATGACACCCGTAATTTTCATCCGCACCTACGAAAAAGACTTTGAGTGGCTCACCTACTGCCTGCGTTCGCTCGCAGTCCATGCGCCGCACATCCCCACAGTCGTAACCGCGCCCAACTTCTCAGGCTTCGAGGCCCCCGTCCGCGACAACCTGCACTTCCGATTCTGCGCGACCCGACACGCCGACGGATACGTCGACCAGCAGCTCTGCAAGCTCTGGGCAGACAACGTCGCCACCGTGGTCCCCGACGCCACGCACGTGATCCATCTGGACTCTGACACGGCCCTCGTCGACTCACTCGACCACGTTTTTTCCGAAGGAAAGCCCATCATGCTTCGGACACCCTACGACGACCTACCGCGAGAGGCTGAAATTTGGCGTGCCCCGACGGAAAAACACCTCGGTTTTCCCGTCACGCACGAGTATATGCGCCGCTTACCGTTGGTGTATCCAATTTCGCTCTACGCCAAGCTCCGCATCCACCTAGCTGCACGGCACGGACACGAGTGGCAGCGTTGGGTCGACACCATCGAGGGCAGACAGGTGTCGGAGTTTAATCTCCTCGGTGCCTTCGCCTACAAATACCACCGCAACCAGTTCAAGTGGGTGGACACAGACTCGCAGCCGCTCCCGCCTTTAGTCGTCAAGCAGCACTGGTCGTGGGGTGGAATAGCCGAGCACAAGGCCGATCTCGAACGGCTATTTCCGGCGGCTTAAAAATAACTGAAAGATTTTTATCGACATCGTTCGGCCCCTCGTCCAGAGTCGGCTCATGTCCATCAAATCACATTCTTTAGACGTCGACGTCAACTGGGTCACAATCGACCCCACTGCCCCCGGCTTTTATAGCTGGCGAAAAAACTGGCAATGGGAGCCCGTCACCCGCGAGGTTCGCGTTCGTGAGGAGGACGGCGTCCTCATCACCTACTCCAACCGATACGTTCAGTGGCTCCCACTCAACCGCGTCGGCGGCGAGTGGCAGACCGTCGACGGCCGCCCAACTCCACGGCCAAAATTTCTACACGTAAAGCAGTAATTTTACCGCCAAAACTATAGCCACAACCCTACCATGCCCAACAACGACCTCATCGCACTTATCGCCTGCCTCATCCCGTCGACCCTGATACTCGTGCTCGTGCTGCTCGACTAATTTTATGACCACCGAACTCGATACCCAAACGCGCGGCCACCATCCGCACTCCCCCAGCAGCCTCCAGAACTCCGAGGCGTGCCCCCACTTCGCCAACCAGAACAACGACTCCGCAGCCTCACAGGCTGGGGTCCTCCAGCACAAGGCGGCGGAGACCCGTGACTATTCGATCCTGAACGGCAACGCCGAGCAGGAGGAGGCCGTGAGACGCTACGTTGAGCAGGAGGACGGCTGGCAGGCCGCCATGCGTGAGGCCGGAGCCCGCACCGTCGAGCAGATTCGCGAGCAATACCTCTCCGTCGGCGACGACGTGGTCATCGACGAGCGCGGCAACCCGTGGAACGGGATCACCGGAGGCTACCCAGACCTCGCACTCGTGGCCGTGTCCGAGGACGGCCTTTCCGTCGGCGCGATTGTGGACGCGAAGTTCGGGAAAATCCCCGTCACTCCGACAAAGGAAAACCTTCAGGGCATCGCCTATTCGGCGGCGCTGATGCAGAAGTTCCCAGACATTGTCGAGGTCCACGTCCAGTTTTACCACCCCTACATCGAGAAGGATTCACCCGAGGCCAAATACACCCACACCTTCACCCGAGAGATGCTTTTGGGTATGGAAATGCGGATACGCCATGTAGTGGCCAGAAAACTACTGGCTCAGAAGGAGGGGCTCAACAGTGCGTCCGTCCCGCCCACACCTAAAACTGGCCTGTGCCAGTGGTGCGCCAATTTCGCCGTGTGCCCTGCCGTCGGAAAGCTCCTCGCCCCCACCGTCTCCAAGTTCGAGCCCCTTACGCTCTCGGTGCCCCACATCGAGCTGGCCGAGGTTAAGACACCCGAGCAGGCGTCACACCTCTACCGCGTCGCGAACGTGCTCGAGTTGTTCTGCAAGGCGGCCAAGAAGCGCGTGAACGAGCTCGCCATGACCGAGCAGAAACTCGGCGACAGCGAGTGGCTCGAGGAGCTATCGGCACACGGCTACAAGCTAACTACACGCAAGGAACGCACAGTGGTCGACCCCGCCCTCGCATTTGAGACCGCACAAAAACACGGCCTAACTGTCTCTGACTGGTATTCTTGCACGAATGTTCCGATCACGAAGCTAGAATCACTCTTGAAAGAGCGGGCCGAAAAGGGTCATGGTGCTGGGGCCGTCAGGGCCTTCCTCGAAGACCTCGACGAAGTCGGCGCGGTCAGCCTGTCCTCGGGATTCTCGTTCCTTCAGGAAATCAAAAAGAAAACACTCACCCTCGACGTATAATTTCCCTTTCGCTGAGTATCCACTCGGCTAATACAAAACCAAAAACCAACAAGCCTATGTCCTCTGAAAATACAGTTAAGAAAGTCTCATTCGCTCGCCCGAGCCCCTCAAACGCCGCCGTGATTGACGTCCCGTCCGTCTCAGCACCCGCAGCCGAAGCTCCGTCGCAAGCCGTGGCCCTGCAACCGCAATACAGCCCGCCCGCTGCCCGTCCCCCTGAGGACGACGAGGTGGACGTGTCAGACATCCGCCTGCCCCGCCTGAACCTAGTCCAGCGCACGTCCGGCGGCGATCTGCTCGCCTTTGGCCCCGGCAACTTCGTCTACAAGCAGGCCGTAAACCTCGGCAAGACCCTCAAGGTTGTGTGCCTCGGATTCCGTCCAAAGCGCTTCTCCGAGAAGGTCAAATACGGGTCCCCTCAGGGCCTCACACTCGACAGCCTCGCGGACGTCCGCGCCCACAACGGCACTCACCTCTGGCGTGAGTCGCGAGAGAACCCCGCCATTGGTGCCAACGGACCCCTCTGGTTCATGCCTATGGTCACTGGCGTGTTCCTGATCGAAAAGCCCGAGGGAGTCGACGACGCCTACTTCGGATACGAAGCTGGCGGCAAGCTGTATGCCCCCGCCGTGCTCACGGTGAAGTCGACGAGCTACGACGCGATCTACGTCACCCTGTTCAACGAACGGTCGTCTGGGTCCCTGCGCTCGGGCTATCCTGCGCGATTCATCGAGATTAAGTCCCTCGATAAAGCCACCAAGTCAGGCAACATCTTTGCCCCGACCCTGAAAATACTTGAGGCCACCACTCCCGAGGTGTTGGCGCTGACCAGCCAGATACCCGTCTAAACGTTAGTTGACAGACAGTGTTGGGAGCCTTTATCTCCCGCGTTCTTTAGATTGGCGGCCCTCTTAGCATAGGAGGGTCGCCCACAATTTCACCGAGGTGCGGGCTCGCGGACGATGCCCTCCTTAGTGCCCCTCGCAGCGTTTGAGACCCTCCTGTTTTATTCTCAAACCCGTGCGATTTCTCGGTGGGCACAAGGCATTTCTCACTGCTCGCCGTTGCAGTGGTAATCGTCCGAAACGGCACAATTTTGTTCTTTCCCACCTTGAGCGCGTAGCAAAACGCAAAACGCAAAACCTATAAAACTAATAAAACTATGAACCACCACTGTCACAACGCCTCAGTCCCGCAACACCTTTACGGCTACGTCGACCGCTCCATTCTGCGAACACTAAACCCCTCCGAAGCGGGGACGTTTGAGAAGGCGGTGATATTCGGGGTCACGTCAATCCCATCCCGAGCTCTGCACTTTTCAATCCTCTGCGAGTCGGGGGCGCAGTGGGCCCGTATACCGTTGCACATGCTCCGACACGAGCTACCCGAGGTCGGCGCGCCCTGCCACGCCCTCAACGAGCTACAGATGTGGGACTGCCACGGGTGGGATTTTTCTGTCACCCGCTACGAATACCTCCGCGATATGTCGTGCCAGTATCGGCAGCGCGACGGCTTGCTCGTTTCTGGCACCTACTGGTTCACCCTCGACCACACCGACAACGGCTACTCCAATTTCCCATCGGAGCACAAGTGCTACCATGTTTTGACGCTCAACGACGGCTCAGGTCAGATCGCCGCCCAGCCGAACAATCGCATACTCTGGCAGGATGACTCTTGGGTTAAGCCCAACGTGCCGCTAGACTACACCGTGATGGGCCCTGAGACGTGGCATGCGGAGACCAGCAGGGTCAACGCGCAGGACACCGCAATGACGCCAGACTGCTAGGCCCTACAACTATTTTCCTTATGAATCCAAAACTACAAGCAACATTCGAGAGTCACCGCACTCTCATTCAGGAACAGCTCGCCGCAGAATATAAGTCCCGACAAGCGGCTCGCAACCACCGCCAGTCGCGGCGGCACTTCAACGAGTTCTGCATGCAGGCGACCTACCCGCTCATTTCAGTCGCGGGCCAGCTCATCGAGTTTGGCCGTCGGGTCGACGAAATGGAACGCCTATCCGAGGCCGATTTCAAAGCCAGCATCTCGTTCTTAAACGCGGGGCAGAAGCTCGCTGAATTCGAGCACGATAAGTTGCTGCCCGCACTACGGGAGGCCGCGCTGTGAATGCCAACCTCCCCGACAACGTCGAGGACATCGACATCATGCTGAAGGTCGATGGCGCGGTGCTTGCGAAGGCCAAAACTATGGTCGAGCGTGCCCACGCGCGCCGCAAGGTGGACGCCCTGCTCGACCAGCGTAACGAACTCTCAAAAATCAACACTAAAAATGAAAATTAAAGACCTGCCACCCAAGGCCACCACGAGCCTCACATTCTGGGGACTCCCCGACGGAAAAACTCTTTACGCAAATAAAATCGCAGCACTCTTTTTTGCAGGGTTCCGCGCCTCCGAGGTGATCGAGTTCACCTGCTTCGAGAAGCGGTTCCGAGCTCCGAAAGGTAAAAAATGAGCCGCGTCATCGGATTCGACACCGAGACGTATTACGACGACGTCATCTCCGTTAAGAAGACAGGGCCGTCGTTCTATGCCCGCCAGCCGGAGGCATACTGCTACTTCGTGTCCGTCTTCGACGGGGCCGAACGCTGGGCTGGCCCTCCGCAGGACTTTAACTGGGACTCCTTAAAGGGCGCGAAGCTCGTCTCGGCCAACGCCAGCTTCGACCAAGAAATCTACCTCAACGGCACCGAGCGCGGCCTCTGGCCCCACGTGGCGCGCCTCGAAGACTGGGACTGCGTCCTCGACATGTCTCAGTTTTTGTGCGGTGCAGGCGACCTCGCGTCGGCCTCCGCCAAGCTGCTCGGCCAGTCGGTCTCCAAGACGGTCCGTGCCGCAGCCAAGGGCAAGCACTGGCCGCGAGACTTCTCGATTGACGAGCAGAAGGCCATGTATGACTACGCGGCCGAGGACGCCGTCCTAGCGTGGCAACTCTGGGATAAATACGAATCCAAGTGGCCCGAGTTCGAGCGTCGCCTGTCGAGGCTCACGCGCACCTCGGCGCGGCATGGGGTGCTTGTTGATCTCCCCAAGCTCGAGGCGGGCATCGTCACGCTCCAGAAGATCGTGATCGAGTCGACGGACAAGCTCCCGTGGGTTGTTCGGGGCTACAAGCCCGCGTCCCCGATTGGCATCGCCGAACAGTGCCGCATGGACGGCATCCCCGGCATGCCCGTGAAAAAGCACGACCCCGAGGGCTCAGAGGAGTGGTATGAAACCTACTCGGGCACCGTCGAGTGGATTCTGGCCCTAGGCCGCATCCGCAAGGCGAAGAAGGGTCTCGCAGCCTTGCAGACTCTCCGTGACCGCACTCGCCCCGACGGCACCGTGCAGACGTCCCTGCGCTACTTCGGGGCGCACACGGGGCGGTGGTCCGGCACCAACGGGTTCAATTTCCAAAACCTCGCGAAGGACCCGCTCTACGGCGTGGACTTCCGGTCCCTGCTGGTGGCTCGACCAAACAAGAAGTTTGCCATCGTCGACCTCTCGCAGATCGAGCCCCGCTGCACGATGCACCTGACGAACGATCAGGAGCAGATGAAGATGGTGCGCGAAGGTTTCGCCATCTACGAGGCCCACGCTCGAAAAACGATGGGCTGGACGGGCGGCAGCCTCAAGGTCGAGGACAAGAAGAAATACGGGCTGGCCAAGGCACGTGTATTGGGACTTGGATACGGCTGCGGCTGGGAGAAATTTATCACCGTCGCCATGATCATGGCGGGCCTAGACCTCTGCGTAGACGACGAGGCCATCGCACTCGAACTCTCCGCCGACAAGACCCTCTACACCGACGACAAGGGTGTGGCCTACGTCGTGATTCCCGACCCCGACGGGGGGCCACATCCGGTGCGCGAGGATGTTTACGGTGCCAACGCCCGCAAGCAGGTGGCCGACTACCGCCTGTCCGCGACCTTCATCACGGCGATGTGGGAGTTCTTAGACGAGCAGCTAAGCGCATCAGTCGGGCGCGACCTGTCGTTCGAGCTGCCGTCTGGACGTTCACTGCGCTATGAAAACGTGCGCCGAGAGCGGCGCAAATTCGTCAACAAGAAGACGGGTGAGACCTACGAACGCTGGGTCATTTCCGCCGAGGTCGAGGGGTCCCGCTGCCGCCTGTGGGGCAGCATTCTACTCGAGAACATCATTCAGGCCTTCGCCCGAGATGTATTCGGAATAGGACTACTGCGCGTAGAGGACACCCTGTCGACCGAGACGCAACTCATCTTCACGGCGCACGACGAAGGCATTTGGGAGGTGCCCGACACGTGGACGTCTGTGGACCCCATCGTCAGGGAAATTACAGTGCCGCCGACGTGGGCACCTGATCTCCCTGTGGGAGCCGAGGGAGAACTTTCTTCGTTCTACAAAAAATAGTCATTGACGGCGTGCAGTCTCGCAGTCTTTCCTCCTCCAAGCCCAACACCATTATGATAACACTAAAACTAGCATTCCTCGCCGCCGTCGGATGGACCCTCGGACGAGTTCTCACCCCGATGTTCTTACAATTCTGCGTCACGTTCTGTGAACGCCACCTAAAACGCTAACATGTCTAAACCGTATCACAAACGCCCAAGGGCGGACGTCGCCAAGAAAAAAAAGCTTGCGGGCTACCTCCAAGAACTTTCTAAAAAGAAAACCCCAAAGTCGGTTGCAGTTGCCGCCCTTATTTGGGCCATCGCGACCCTCAGCTACATCGCTTCACTTTTCGCCTAAACATGAAAACACACAGATCAAAATCAAGACGCCCAATCTCACCCGAGATCAGGCTTCAGCTTATCGAAGACTGCAAGACCATGTCCATGACCGCCGCAGGGAAGAAACACGGCCTGTCTATAACCGCCGCCCGTAACGCCCTCATAGCCGCAGGGGTGCCAAGGCGGGCGTCAAACTACCACGGCGGCAGCGAGGATAACTTTATCTGGGGCTGCAAAGTCATTGAGGCCCTCGTGGCCCTTAACGACGTCAGGGGAGGGGTCAGCCGCGACGTGGTCGCGCAGGCGTGCGGCGTATCGCACGAACGGATACGTCAGATTGAGGAGAGCGCCTTGCGAAAGATACGTGTCAAATTTCCCGAGGTGCGCCTCGCCTGCGCGCCGACACACAGCGGTCGGTCCAACGCCGCGTGGTCTGAACGGTCGCACCGCTCGACCGCCTGCCCCCAGACAGTCCCCGACACTGGAGGGCGTTTCTGATGACCTACGAAGCTGTAGCCAAAATTTTAGGCGTGACCAAACAACGCGTCATGCAAATCGAGGCCGAGGCCCTCAAGAAGTTGAAGTTCCGCCTCCGAAAGATTGAGAAAGAACTGCAAGCGTGAACTTCACTCACCTTTAACCCGACTTTTAATCACTATGAGCACCGAAACACCTATTCTCCCCAGCCTTTCTGAGGCCTTTACTTCCCAACGCTGGCCAAAGTCCGCCGAAATGCGCTGGCTTGAGCAATACGATTGGGCCGAAATTCCCTACACCTCGAGACTGTTCTCCCGTGTCGTAATTTTCCGCGTGAAGGGCGGCGGCCCCCTGCACGCTTTAGAGCTTAGTCCGAACGAGTCCGCAGAGAGCGCGATGCTGCGCTGGGCGGTAGCGTCAAACGTCCTTACACTTGTTTACGAATGCGTGAGCGCACAATAACGGGGTCCGACTGGGCCTCTTCCCTCCCCCGTGCCCGCTCTCGGGCCGTCGGGAGGTCTCACCGACTCACCGTTGCTTACCAACAGTGGTTGAATTCCTTTCAAAACCCGATAAACCAAACTATTCATGCCGCGCAGCCTGTCCAATCTCGTCTCCTCCTCGACCTCCCCATGCGTCCCTTGGACGTTCTCCCTCTCTCCACCCGAGAATGTGAAGGGGAAGGCGGGTAAACCCGCCCGATCCAAGTGGATCAATGACCCCTCTACCGAGTGGCAGGTGTATTCGCTCTGGGAGGGCCTCAACGAGAACGCCCGCATCACCGTCGGAAACCGCAAGGAGGACACCGACGGGAATCCGCCGTTTCGCCTGCACGGCCTCGTGGGCGACTACGACGCCGCCCTGACCGAAGCTGAGCTCGGTGCAGGCGTCGCGCGGTGCGGGGCCCACCCGCCAACCTACTACGAAAAAACGCTCTCTGGGAACGCCCGATTTCTGTGGCTATTTCAGGAGCCCGTCACGGTGCCCTCGCGTGAGGTTGCCGTGGCCCTCCTAAAGTTCGCCATGACCGCCCTGCGGCACCGCGACATGTGCGTGGGGCTGGACGAGCCCGCCTACCTCGACCCCGGCCGTTACTACACCAACTCAGGCGAGTGGGGCGAGGTGTCCAGCCACCGCCTCCCTGCCGACCTCGTGCAGGGCTGGATCGTCGAGGTGGTCAAGAAGTGGAAGTTCAAGGCCGAGGGCGTCGAGCTGCCCCTCCCCGTCGTTTTTGAGGCCCTAAAGAAGAAGTGGCCCCAGATGAACTGGCCCGCCGACTTCACCCTCGACTCTCAGGGCCCCACGTTCTGGGTCAGCGAGTCCACGTCACCCAAGTCTGCGGTCGTCAAGCCGACCGGAATTTACACGTTCTCCGGCCACGCCGCCAAGCCGTTCTGGTCTTGGTCCGACCTCCTCGGTGCGGAGTTCGTGAAGGAGCACGAGCACAAGCAGATGGGTGCAGCCGTCGCAGGCATCTACCACGACGGACAAAAATACTGGATGAAGGACGGGACAGGCGTGTGGCGTCCCTTCGCCAAGGAAGACATCCGCGAGCACATCGCAATCAACCGTGGACTCGACAGCGAACGTCGCGCAGGCCCGTCCGCCGCCGACAAGGCCCTCGACTTCATCCGCACGTGGCAGCCCATCGACGGGGCCGCACCGTTCGTCTACTGTGGCCGAGAGATCATCGAGCTCGGCGGCGGTAAGAAGGCACTGAACACCCACGTCGGGCGCGTGTTCCCTCCGTCCGAAGAGAAGACGGTCTGGGGCTCGGGAGGTAAGTTCCCTTGGCTGTCCGCATACTTCGACGCACTCCTCGACCCCGTGTATCCGCAGAAGGACTACCTCCTTGCGTGGATGAAGCGCTTCTACGGGTCGGCCTACAACCGAGACCTCGACCGTGGACAGACACTGTTCCTCGTCGGCGGCGCGGGCGTGGGCAAGACACTGTTTAGCCAGAACATCCTGTCCAAGCTCATGGGCGGGTCGGCCGACGCACAGGCCTACCTCACGGGTGACACCAACTTCAATTCCCACCTCTTCGAGACCCCGCTGATGACGATTGACGACTCGTCGTCCACAATCGACGCCCGCACACACGCCTACTTTTCGTCGATGCTCAAGAAGCTGGTCTCGAATCAAACCTTTGAGTTCTCGGCAAAGTTCCGCGTCGCCGCACAGGTGCAGTGGCTCGGGCGCGTAGTGGTGACCATGAACGACGACCCAGAGTCCCTCCGCATGATCCCCGACATGGAGATTTCGGCGCAGGAGAAGCACACCCTCCTCCGTTGCGCCCGTGAGCGTAAGATCACGTTCCCGCCCCGCCGAGAGGTGGAGAACATCCTCGTCCGAGAGCTGCCCTACTTCGCCCGCTGGCTCCTCGACTGGGAGCCGCCAGCAGAGGTCATCTCGCCCGACCACCGCTACGGCGTGCGGGCCTACCACGAGCCTTCGCTGTTCCGCGAGGCGCAGCACTCCAGCCGCTCGAACGGATTCTCTGAGGTCATGCAGGACTGGGCAGAGACGTGGTTCCACGATCATCCCACCGAGAAGTCGTGGTCGGGCACCGCCTACCAGTTCCTTAAGCTGCTCAGCTCAGAAGAGGCCTCCAGAGCCGCCCTTCGCAGCCTCACCGCCGACGTTGTGGGCCGCAATCTGGCCGCCCTGAAGGGGAAGGGCTGGCCCATCACCTGCGACGAAAAGTCGGGCCGCGTGTGGACAATCTCAAACCCAAAGAACAGGTGTTGAAAATACGGGTGCAAACTTTCAACATGTTCCCACGCCTGTGACCCGCACCTACTACACCCACACGATCCTCCCGCCCCCTCGGAAAATATCCATCGAGGAGGAGAGGGAGATATTCGCCCGCTACGTCGTCTCGCAGGACAAGACCGAAATCGTCAACGCTTACCTCCACTGGGCGCTTGACATGGCTCGTAAGAGCATGGGCTCAACGCCAGATTCTGTGCGCCAACGACCGGGGTGCTCGGAGGACGACGCCATTTCGGCTGCAAATCTTGGCCTCGTGGAAGCGATTGACCGCTTCGACGTGGCGAGGGGCCGTCGGTTCTCCTACTTTGCGTCGTTCTGGATCAGCAAAAGACTCCGCCTCCTGCGCCTGCAACAGCACACCGTTCGTGTGCCCGAGGGCGTGGTCGATGACTTCTGCGCGATGAAGCGCCTAGAGCGGGACGGGGTGCAGGACGACGAGATTGCCGTTGCCCTCGGCCTAACTTTGGCGGGCCTAGCAGTGCTCCGTGAATTGCCCACCCGAGGCAACACGTGCGCGTTCGACCCAGACTTTCACGACTCCCCCCACGAAGAGAGCCACGTGTCCGAAAAGACCGAGATGCTTTCTCGCCTGAAGACCGCGCGGGAAAAACTGAGCCCACTGAACCGGAGGCTTATTCGGTGGAGATTTGACCTCAGCCTGTCCGAAGTTGAGATGGCGAAACGGGAGGGCGTATCCGTAGACACAATACAGCGCCGACTAAAGAAGGCCATGCTCAAGCTTCGCTGCTACCTCGACTGCTAATGCCAAAACCAGCCAAGACACGCAACCTCGGGACATGGACCGAGGCAAAGTATTGGGGGGCCATACGCTCCCACCTTCGTCGTCTGTTCCGCCACAACTGGGAGCCAAAAAAGCAGGCCCTAATGGCCTCCCGCCGCCCGTCTGAGAACAAGGCCCGCCCGCTCCTGAAGTGGGAGTTTAAGTGTGCGGCCTGCGGCGAGTGGTTCCCCCGTGAGGAGGTCGAAATTGATCACATCATTCCCTGCGGTAGCCTGCTAAAGGAGGGCGACATCGGCCCGTTCCTTACCCGATACCTTCCCGAGGACGTATCCGCATACCAGATACTGCACCTCGGGTGTCACTCCGTAAAAACAAACGCCGAGCGCGCAGCCAAGAAAACTTCAAAGTGAAAATCATCCACTCGAACTCCAACATCCCGCAGCCCGACGGCTCGCCGTCTTCAAGCCCGTTACTGAAGTTTGACGTGCCGTCTGCGACCGAACAGACGGTGAGTCAGGTGAGCTGCCTGCTGCGCGTCGTCGAGGAGGTGGGTGCCTTTACTGTGGAAGATAACGACCCCGTGGACGGCACCGACAACGACGTCGAGGTGCAGAAGAAGGCGTCTGACACCGTGGTTCAGGCCCTCCACCAGCTCGACAACATCCTCAACGACGCGGGCCGATGGACGGTGCGCCGCTCCGAGTCGGAGATGGCACACACAGACTACCTCATGGCCTCGACCCGCTTTCAGGAGGTGCTCACCCGTGAAGCGCGCCGCCCCTTTCGTCGACTTCAGGCCGAGGTCGGCCAGCTACGGTCGAACAAGGGCTGGGTTGCGTGCTTGCAGCAGGCGGGGATGCACCCACTCATGGCCGCAGGCAGGACGCCTGAAGCGGCGATGAGGGCTTTCGACCGCCTAATCGAGGAGGGGTTTGAGACCTTTAACCTCCTCACTCAGACACCCCACTTTGACGGGGTGCCCAAGCGGAAGAAGGCCACTAAGAAGACCGAGGCTACTTAGCCTCGCGCTTTTTAATTTCCTCAAGCGTTACTTTCTCGCGGTTGGCTTGTCCTTGCTGCGAGAGGCCGAGCTTTTCGCGGGCGGCTCGGTAGGCTTTAGGGCTCATCACACCTTCAGCGGTCGTAGCCGTAGACGGAGTAGTAGAGGACCCTGCCGTGTTTATAGTTTTCAATAGCCTTTCTTTAAGCTCGTCTACTTTAGCGTTGTTGCTTTTGAGAAGTTCTACCTGATCTGGAGTAGCGTTGCCAGCATCAACGGCAGCCTGTTGCTTATTTCTTTCGGTCAAAGCGTTTAATAGATTAGAATACTCGTCAGTCGCGGGTAGGTTAGCAGATTGAGCAGGCTTTACGTTAAGCTCGTTCATCGTTTCGATTATACCGCCCAATGGATTTACCACTGCGTTGGCGAGGCGAAGATATTTTGAGTTTGGAGCTGGGTCTACTGTTTTGACGGGCGGCGTAACGGCTGCAACGGGCGGCGTAGGCGGCGTAGGCGGCGTAGGCGGCGTAACGGCTGCAACGGGCGGCGTAGTCGGAGGTGGCGTAGTCGGAACCGAATTAGCGGCTAGTGTGGCGGGGGCAACTTGTGCAGCTAGGGCAGCTTGTGCCGTAGCCCCAGCTAAACCCTCGGCCTCTGACTTATACGTTTTGCTGGTTCCGTCGGGAGCTATAGTGGTGTATCCACCACCTTTTCGCGCCATGCCAGCGTATCCACTGGGGAGCGCAGAGCCCGCGCCCGCATACGACCCACCTGCGATTTCGGCGGGAGTGAGCTGAGCCTGATAGGGTTTACCCGTGCGGCTGTCGGTCACTTGGCGCGTGATAGCGCCCGTCTGAGGGTCCATGACCATTCTGATCACCTGATTCGGGGCGCTGCCAGTCTCGATGGCGCTGGCGGCGTTGTAGATCGCTGCAATCTGTGGCAGTGCTTTTGCATCCTTAGCTCGTTGGACGTTATCCTCGCGCGTTGCGCCAGAATTTAAGGGGGCTCCACCGTTGACGTTTGCGTAGATGTTGCGTGGAGCTTCTGCAACTTTTGCAGCGGGGGTAGCTTGTGCGGGCGGGGTAGCTTGTGCGGGCGGGGTAGCTTGTGCAGGAGGGGTAGCTTGTGCAGGAGGGGTAGCTTGTGCAGGAGGGGTAGCTTGTGCGGGCTGTGAAGCTTGTGCAGGAAAGGTAGCACTTACGGGTTGTGCGGCTTGCGCGGGCGGGGTAGCTTGTGCGGGCGGGGTAGCTTGTGCCGTCTTAAATCCGCTCGTCACGGCGGCCGCAGTGGCTTGATTTGGGTTTGCACCTGTGCGGGCGTCTTCGGCCGCAGCTTTCTCGTCTGCCGCCACGACTCTGGCTATGTCCGCTTCGGACACCCCTCGCTTTCTCATGGCGGCAATTTTTTGGTCGGAGGTGGCCATCGTATTAAACGGTTCGAGCGCCTAGGCGCTGGGTGATTGGGTTGGCTGAAACGGGGCTCATGGGGCGGCCGCCTGCGGGACGCACAATGTTGTTGGTCCGAGCGGTTGAGAGCTGGCCCTGCACGGAGGCGGGAGGGGCTTTAAAGCTTGAGGACTGCTGCACGGAGGCTCCAGCGAGGGGAGAGCCCTGCGCGGGCATCGCGGGGGCCATCGGTGCCGCAGCTTGGCCCTGTCCAGCAGGGGCCGCAGTTCCGATGGGCGGCGCGATCTCGTAGAGTGTGCCGTTCTGGTCGGCCTGACGGAGAGTCTCCTCGTCCACTTTTGTGGGGTTATAAAAAACTGTTTCCGATTTTGCGGTCTCAAACAGACTGACGCCCGCCTCCTCAAGCCCGGGGATGCCGATCTTCAGGAGCTGCGACATCATGGGCGGGACGTTCTGGGGGTCGAACGCAGGTGAGGTCACGCCAGCCATGCGGCCCGCCGCAACGTCGGAGATGGGGGACGGCAGGGCCGCACGGGATGCACCCATCAGGGGCCTTGGGGACGCCATAGGGGCTTCGGCCGTGGACACGGTGGCATCCGCAAGGGGAGGGACTTCTGGAGAGGGCATCACTTACTGATTCTACGGAGGGTAGCTTTGGATAGAGGGCCAGTCTTGCCGTCGAGCAAGTTGACGAGATCATCTACCGAATCAAAAGCTTCTAGGAATTCAGCATCTTCTTCACCGTCGGGGGAGTCTCCCCCAAGATTTCGCATGAGGGCCAGATACGCACTCTCGTCTGAGACTTTATTTTGTTCGGGCATTGGATAGGGGGAGTTCGTCGGAATTTAAGTCAATATCTTCGTCGGCGAGAGGGGTATTATCACCCTCTTGCGGGGGGAGTTCAAGCTCCCCAGCGGCTTTACGTGCTTCTCTTTCGGCCATTACGAGCTTCACAGCTTCTTCAAAACCTCTCGGTTTCTCTCCCGCAGGGAAGAAAATGTCGAAAATCCCATCGAAGCTAGACTTAGCGTTGCCTGCGGTGCTCTCAGACCAGCCACGTTGTTGCCACGTGTTTTTTTCGTCGAACCACGCAATCGCCTGCAAGTCGTCTGGGGCCATTCCAAGCTCTTTGGCTGCACGCTTGAAAATCTCTTGTCCCACCGCGAAGTCCACGTTACTCACCGCTCCCTCGGCCTTAGGTTGAATTCTCCAAGGCTTTCCTGAGCCCGAATAGAGCAGGTCTCGAACGGCTCGGGCCGCCCATACGTCGATGGTGGCTTGAAGCGTGCGCCCAGTGAGGTTCCCCGCGAAATTCGGAGTCTTCGGGGCCTTTGCGTCCGCGAGCCATACTCCAGCCAACACCTTTAGGACGGGCAGTGAATTGGCGTTGAAGCGTTTTCCATTTGAACGCATCGGAGTAAGCCGAGAGCCCATAATTTCGAGGGCCATCCACTGCCCTGCGGTGCGCTCTTCCTTAGGAAGGTCTAGCACCGCCTTCAAGGCGTTTATTTTCTTACGGAGGGCGAGCCGATTCTTCCCACCGAGCTTAGTAATCTTCTTCTCCAATTCAATCACGTCACCACGAACCACCGACTCTGCCCCCGTCTTTTCAACGTATGCCTGAAGGCTCTTAAGTTTTTGCGCCTTGTTTTTTACCTGAGAGGCTTCTCTGAGCTTCAAGTATTTTTGGATTATATCGGAATACCGACCTTCTCCAACCCCTTCGTAGGCGTCGAAGGCCTGCATGAAATTTTCGTCCACGGGCGTGCGCGCACTGGTAGCCCCGAGCAACTGGGAGAATAGCTCACGGCCATCCTCACCTAAAGCAGCCAGCAACTTTTGCCTCATGCGACCATACCACCCTTTGCCAGCGGCAATTTCTGGGTTCTCCATCGACTTCCTAATTTTAGCCGCCAGACGACGTTTGGCGTCGTCGATTGCGCCAGATTTTACGGCGGCAGAAAGGGCTTCTTTTTCTCCCTTCGTAAGTTTGTAGGGGAGAGAATCAAAGTCGGGAACAGAAGCGTCTTCAGGTCCTTGCCCCGAATAGTCCCGGAGGCTTGGAGACTCCAAGAAATCGTAGTCCTGCTTCACCACTTTTGGCAGCGCTTCGTCGCCGTTGAGTTTTTCAGTCCGGCTTAAGGGCTCGAACATTGGATTTCCTTTGGCGTCAACTCGCTGGAAAAGAGGGAGGGTGTCGGAATCGCCCCCTTCCGAAATAATGCGAGCACCTTCAGGCGCGTCCATTGCCATACCCACCGTTGCGTCACTGAGAGGGCCGTCCGCTTTTTCAGCGGGCATATAGCGCAACTCTGAACTCGAGCCTTTGCCATACACAGGGTTCTCTACGAACACTGTGTTTCCAACCTGAAATGCCCGATCTCCACTCACGACCTCTTTGTTCGTGCCGCGTTCGTAGTAAAACGAATGGCGATCTGGGTTGTATCCAACCTGCGTCCAGCTTCCCAGATTGTCTGGCACGGCTTGATTGGCGTCCCACTCGCCCGATATAGCGATGTGCGGTCCTTTTGCGTCTCCCATTGCTATTTTTAAAGACGCCTTTTCGTTAGTCTTAAACACGGGATTAAGAATAGCCGCGCTGGCTTCGTATCCTTTTCCGAGGGGTGTTTGAACGGTCACAACTCCAACGCCCTTCCTAGTCCACGAAGGGACGTCTTGCCGCAACGTAACTTTATCGCCCGCTTCAAGCGTGCTTACGTCTATGCGCGATTCCCTCTGTCCCTTGTCGATTGCGTTGTCGATCTCTCTTCGAGTGGGAAGTGACTCAAAAGTTGGGATAGGCACCAAAGTCGATGGAAACGTAGCATTAACCGCTTCGTCGAATTGGGCCTGAGAAATTTTTTCTCCGTTTTTACGGCGCTGTAAAAGATCGCGAATTTCAGGAGAAAATGGACGCCCTCCGATTGCATTTTCGGAAAGCGTGGGCGAACCAGAACCGCCGATACGTTCGTCAACCTTGGAGTCGACCCATTGCAACAGGGTGTCAAAATACGCGCCGTTGGTTGACGATCCCACCTGCTTCGCAATGCGCGCAGCTTCTTTTTTATATTCAGGAGATTTCACAATCTCAGACCTAATCTGGTCGGCTTCGCTCTGGCGCACTTGCGGCTCAAAACCGAGCGCCTTCATTTGGCCCTTCGACATCACGTCCTGACGAAGCGCTGCATTGACCTTCACCTTGTCAAACATCGCGACCGCGTCGAAGCCCTCTGTCTCTACGTAGTAGCCCTTGAAGCCTGCGTCGATGATGGCTTGGTCACGCTTTTCGCGGTTGACAATCGAGCGAACGTCCAGCGGGTCCGTGTTGTAGTTGTAGATCGACTTTCCGTCCACTTGTGCGGTGTAGACGTTGCTGCGGCCCGCGATAGGGCCCTCATACGCCGTTCCCTTGGTGTAGAAGAACGTCTTGTTCATGCCCTGTCTATCGGCTGCGGTCGCCGCACCCTTCCCGAAGGACTGGTTGGGGTCGACCTCGGTAAGCGCCTTTGAAGAGAAGTGAACAAGGTCGAGCACGCCCTTCATTGAGCCCTTCAGCGGGATGTCACGCTGAAACTGCACGTCGGCTTTGCCTGCGGGCATGAAGGCCGCAGGGTTGGCGGGGTCGAATGTCGGCGAGATCGCAGACTTAACCTGTTCAGGAGAAAAAACCGCGTATACCTCGTAGTCGTTTAGTCTGTCTGGACCAGTTTCACTGAAGATCACCCCGTCGTATCCAGCCTGCTTTGCGCCTTCTACAAACGCCTTTCCATTCTCACCGTCAAATAACTGCCACGTTTCACCGATGTTTTGTATCCAACGTCCTGATACTCCAATCTCTTCTCCGAGCGCGTAAGCGTCGAAGGATTTAGTAAGGTCGAGGGGGGATTTTAAGCTGGCGTAAACAGGAAGCGTTCGAGCCCCTTCAGAAACCTTGCCTCTCGCTGAGGTGACGTATTGATTTGAGAGTTCAGGCGAATCCGCAAGGAATATGGCGTGGCGCTGGGTAGTTTCGTCGCCAAACACACTAGAGTTTACGGTGTCTCGCCCGACCTCAAACTTTGAAAAACCAAATCGAGTGGCGTGAACTAACTTTTTAGGCTGTAGTTTTCCGTCTACTCGCTCTACTGCCACTGAGACAGGAGCCTTTTGTCGCGAAGAGAACGCGTTGGGGTCGTTAAAGTCCCCGAACCAATTCTTAAACTCGGGAGAATCTACTTTTCCAGCGGGCATGAAGGCCGCAGGCTTTACCGCCGTCTCGGCCTTGATGGCCTTCGCGATTTCGGGGTTCTGCGCGTAGGCTTCGTTGATGACGTCCTGCGGATACTCGCCCTTTGACAGGGCGTCGCCAAGGCGCTTGAACTGCTCAGGATTGAGCGGGAGGGTGTTCTTGCCCGACGCCCCCGTCTTGACGTTGTCAAAGCTGCCAAGATCGAAGAGACTCTCCTGTCCAAGCTCGGCCCCTACACGACGGGCCAGCGCCTCGTTCTTGGGGTCGACGACAATGTTCAGGTCGACGCTCATGTCCTCGGAGTTGGGGAACTTGTAGACTCCCACCTTCACCGCAGGCGACATCTTGTCCGCGTTCGCGTCCTTGAAGGCCTGAATGTCGTCAATCTTGATGGCGTTGCGGTCAAAATTCCGTGACACTAGAGGCACCACGAGGCCGCCGCCAGTGTATTGTGTGCCGTCCTGATTGAAGGTGTCGCCGTCGCTGCCCTCGCTCGTGACGGCCCTGAGCTTAGCGAGCACAGAGTCGGTGTATTGTGCGCCTTCGGGGCTATGCGCGGGCATAAGGCCAGCCTGAACCACCTGCTCGTAGGCAGGTGCCAGCGTTGCACCTTTAATTTCCTCGGGGGTCGTGAGGAATCGGTCGTAGCGCAGGTTCTCGAACGCGGTTTCAAGGTCCCGAGGATCAAAGCCCAATTCCTCGAGTTTCTTGGCCATCGCGTTCGCCTCAACGGTGAGCGAAGGCTTGCCCGTGGCAGTCTCGCCCTCAGCTAAATGCACGCCCACGCCCATTGCCTCGGCAAGTCGGGTCGAGAACACGTCGGGGAAACTCTTGGTTGCAGACCGTCCCTTGCCGTAGGTTCCCATCAGGAGGTTCAGGAACTGCGCCTGCTCTTTTGGAAGGATCGTCGGCGTGTAGTTAGGGTTGACGGGGATCGGACCCGCGCCGCCTTTATCCACGGTGACCGTGGCCAACTTGCGGCCATCTCCGGCGTAGCCATTGGCCTGATTCTTTTGGTAGGTGTTTAGGTCCGCAAGGATTTTTGGCGAGGTGGGGCTGTCGTAACCCGTCTTAAGGCTCTGGAAATACTTTGGATTCTCCGAACCCCAGACGGCGATGCGGTCGAGATTTGCGGCCACCTTGTCGAGGTTGTAGGCAAAAAAGGCGTTCTTTGATTTTCCTGCGGTCGTCGGAATGAAGGCCTTGTCGGCTGAAGCCCGTAGCGGGTTGGTGAGGCCGAGGGCGTCGAGCTTGGAAGCGTTTGCCAGTTGTTCGGCGCGCACGTCTCGGGTTGGGTCACCCTCTGACGGCTTCACGGCTGAGTCGTAGTCGGCGCGGAACACTTTGCGTTCGCTGTATGGCACTGCGGCCTGCTTTTCCACGACCGAACGAACCTCTTCGGACGTCGTGTTGGACGTGCGGGGAGCCGAGCCAACTCCAGCGAGTGCGGCTCGGGCTTCGGGAGTGGACCTGATCTGAGGAACCGTGCCGGGGGCAATCACCTCTCCCGTGAACGGGGCTTGGGTGTTGTCTCCGCGTCTAAAGTTCTCCTCTGGGACGTAGGAACGGGCTGGGGTGCCGTCAGGGCCCGTGTATTCGACTTCGGCAAAATTCTTGCCGTCGCGTGACGCGCGGATCGGGCCGACTTGCTTGGCGTTAGTGCCCAGAATTGTGCCGTCGGTGGCGGTCACTACGTTTGCCTCTGGAGGCGGGGTAGGTTGGGCCAGCGGGGCCGTTTCAGCGGTCGGAGCCACCTCTGGTGCGACTGCGGCGTCCGCCAACGGCGCTACCTCGGGAGTCGGTGCCACTTCTGGCGTCACTACGGCGTCCGCCAGCGGCGTTACTTCTGGCGCAGCTTCTTGGCGCGGGAAGATTACGCGGCCGCTTGGAGCGCCTGCGTCGTAACCTGAAAGGGGATTGTCTACGTCACCAAAGGGCACATTGCCCTCGGTCTTGGCGAGCGTGGGCGCGTTGGGATCGTAGTTGGCGTCCGAATACAGATCGCGCGGAATCGGATTGAGGATGCCCTCTGAACGGAGATCGTCAGGTTCGTTCCGAACAGTCTTCTTGGCCTCGTCAACGAGGTAGGCGACATCTGGACTGTTCTCCAGCTTTACCGCCGACATGACGTTCTTCAGCGCGTCAAGCACATTAAACTGAGGGTTGTAGCGCAGGGTGCGCGACGTGCCTATGGTGCGGTCGCCTGACATGACGTTACGGCCGCCAAAGTTCTCAGCGGTCTTGAGGAACCCCTGCGCTAGTTTTTGCGTGACCGTGGCGTCTCCACCGAGTTTACCAGCGGGAAGCCCAGCCAACAGCACCGATCCGTGCTCGGCCAGCACTTCATTTACAAGGTAATCGCGAACCTTTACGGGATCGTTCGATCCGATGATTTGTTCGATGGTGCGGCCCGCCAAGGTCTCATACTCGCGCTTGGTTGTCGTAAATGCAGGCGCGTCAGTGGCCCCGAGCGCTAAATTTGCCGCCGCATAGGCCTCAGCAATAAAGGGCGCGACGTTCTCGTCGGCCTTCAGTGCCGAGAGCAGGGCGTGCGTAGCCTCGTGGCCGCTAGATTCTGAGCCGACAATCGCGACGGCAACCCGCTTACCGTCGGAGGGACGCACAAAGAAGAAGCCTTGGGCGTTGCCGTCGACCTTGTAGCCCATCGAGGCTGCGAGTCTTGCCGCGTCTTCAGGCGATGAGGCGGCGTAATACTCGGCGCGGTCCCCGAGGAGGGTCCGCATGGAATCGACGTAGTCGGCACCCGCGTTGGACAGCATGGTGTCCGCCTTGGAGTGCAAAGCGTCTGCCTCGGGAAAGAGCCCGTAGGGCTTGGAGGCTATGCCACGGGGTTCGGCCTTTGCGCCCGGGGTTAAGCCCGCAGCCTTAAGCGCCACCCCGTTCAAAAGGGCCTTTCCAGTGTTAGCGACGCCAAAAAGGCCGCCGAGCGTTCCACCCGTAGCAACAATTTGAGCCTGCTCCTCTGGGTCGTTAGAAAGGAGTGCGAACGGCAAACTGGCTGTGGCACCCACGCCCGCGCTTACGAGCGCAGACTTGGCTAGACGGTAGTCGTCGAGCATTCGGAATGCCGCTTGGCTGGCCTTGGTCCCGATAAGGAGGTTGCCCGTTAGTTCGGTGGCCTTACCGACTGCGGCAACCCCAAGACGACGTTTAGCTGCCTTGCTAAACATAGAGGTGGCAAGGCCTGCCGTTAAGGAGGTGCCAAGGTCGGCACCAGCCATAGCCGCGCCGATGGCGATGGCCGAACCTGACATGCTCGTAGCGCCAGAAGCGTTGCGGGCCGCCGTAGCCCTGTCGACCATGCCCTTGCCGACCGTAACCAAGCGCTCACCGAGGGCTTGCGGGGCGGTGAACACGCCGACGGAAGGCTTGGCGGAGGCTGCGGCAGCGGCCTGCTCTAGCGTCTCAAGGGGTCGCGCCAGCCCGACGGACTTAGGCGTGGTGTCGAGGGCCTTTGCGACCCCACCTGCAACCTTTTCTCCGACCACAGCGGCTTTTTGGAGTAGGCCTGCGGCCGCAGGCACCGCAGAAGCCCCTCGTGCCGCCACGAGGGCTGCATTTCGGGCTGCTCCGCCCGCAAGTGTTCCAACCTTGGCCGCTGCGGCACCCGGTATGACGTTAAGCGGGTCATACGCCATCGACTGCACTTCTACGCGGGCCCGATCCTTGGGTGACAAGTCACTGGACTGCCCAGAAAATTCAGCTAGTGCCCCACGTCCAGCAACAGCCTTCTGGTAGTCCTCGTATCGAGCCATCTCGGCGAAAAGCAGCGGACCGAAGTCGCCCCGTTTGGCGGCGTCCTCATACATTCCACGCGTAAAGGCCTGAGAAATTAGGTTTGCACTACCTCTAGCCCCTGCCTCAGCAGAAGCCACGACACGCTTCCTAGCGTCCTCAGAAAAGGGCGCGGCCACGGAGTCCGCAACTGCTCCGCTTACCCCCTTAACAAAAGGGACAACGATGGTGGAATTAAGTAGCGTGTCGTCGCCCGTTACAGCTCGGGCAAGGGGGGCATAGGGAGTCAGGGATAGGACTTCTTTCCCGAGGCCCATTGCGACGTCTCCCGCCACATCGCCAACGGCTCCAAGACGTGAAGCATTGTAGTTGGCCTTGGCCAGCTTGTCGAAGTGCTTGTCGATCCCTGCGGCGCGAAGGGTGTCGTCGTCTACGTTTCCGTCCACCTTCATTTTAGCGGCCTCGTTGGCGAGCGCCGTAGTGGAATCTATGGACGTGAGCTGGCTTTTCAGCTCGTTCACTTTTTTCGCCGTTACCGCCGCGATGGCTGCGCCGCGCTCGGGCGTAAGGGTTCCGCCCGCCTTGTGCCCCTGATACAGGGCCTTAAGCTGCGGAATGCTCGAAGAGGACCAGCTCTCTATCTCTTTAAGCCGTGAATCTTGTTCTGGTGACGGAGTGTTTTCGAGAGCCATGCTCTCTTGATTCTACGGCGGTCACCGCGAGGTCGGAGCGTTCAGGAAATCTTGGACTGATTTCAGGTCCATGTCGGTGCTCCCTTCAGTAGCCGGAGCCTTGCCCGTGATGGGTTTTACTCCCATTTCCTTAGCCTTGGCGTCTCGCGCGCTGTATATCTCGTCGGCGCTCGACGGGGGGACGGGCCCCTTATAGCCCTTCATGGTTCCATTCTTGAGGAACCACTCGGCTTGGGAGTCCTTGGCCGCCTTAACTTCCAGCAAGACTTGCTTGAGGTTATCTAGGCGGATGAGATTCTCATCTTCGGTGGCGTAGTCGTCAAAATTACGGGCTAGGAAGTCTTTATTCTCTTGCGCGGTGAACGCAGAGCCGAGCGCCGCGCGCATTCCCGCGATGCCCGCCTGCTCTATCCTTGCCTTGATGTTTTTGTTGGTTCTAAACATAGCACGTCCGATCACTGGTATGTCGGCCATTGGGCCAACAATCGGTCCTGACGCATACGATCCCCCCTTGCTCGACTCTTCGAGCATAGCGCGCGCCTGTTCAAGGCTGCGAATGTTGCCCTCCATGCCGGGACGCCGATTAGCGGTATAGTCCTGCACTTCCTTCGCTGCCAACTTGTCCACCTCACGTTGCGCCCGTGTCGCTGGCCCCGGAACCGTCAGCCGAGAACCAACCGTGCGGATGATTCGGCCCGCTGGGTCTTCGTGCACGTCAATCTCATACTGATCGCCGTCGGGGGACATTACAGGACGCACGCCCTTCTTGATTGGGGTGTTTAAGTCTATGTCTATGCCCTGCCCTAAATTGTTCCGATTGACCTTGTATCCTACCTCTTCGGCGGCCTCAAACTCGGCTTCCCGCGCGATTTGAAGTGCCTTGATTTCGGATATCATCCTAGAGCCACTCCGACGCATTTGTTCGAGGGTTTTCTGGCTCACGATCTCAACTTTTCGCCGTTGTGCCACCTCACGGCGTGGCTCGCCGCTAGTCGCGCTGGCGTAGATCGGGTCTGCCACTATGCCGAACTGTTTGAGGTTGGGGGGCGGAGGGGTGTATTCGCCGGGGGCGTCGGACGCGACTTGAACGCCGACCTCAGGGGCCTCAGGGGCCTGTCCGACCGTTGCGTTGGCGAGCGGGGCAGGGGCCTGCATCGCCTGCGCTTCGGCGGCCTGTGCAGCCTCGGCGGCGTTCACCAAGTTGCTGGCCCATCCACCTGCGGCTCCGGCAGGAATCGCACGTCGGGCGGCGTCAGCTTCGCGGGCCTTGAACGACTCGGCGTAGCCACGGGCATAGGCGGGGACGGTCGGGTCGTAGGCAGGTGAAACCGTCTCGCCAGCCAGCGGCCCCGTTGGGATGCCAAGCTGCTGGGCCTGCATCGCAATGTCCTCGGGAGCGAGGCCCTCCGCTACGCCCTTCTCAGTGAGGGCAGACAGCCGCACAAAATTGCTGGCCTCCTGTTCGTCAGCAAACTCGCTGGGCTTACGGCCACGTGAAACGACGGAGGCCCGTAGGTTTGCGCCAAAGGGAGTGGTGGGGACGTCGAGCTGAAAGTCTTGAAAGGGCATGGTAAATTAGTCCATACGGTCGGAGGGATCGACCACGGCGTTAAGGGTGTTGATCTGGAGGCTCGGCGACGCGGGAGGTGAACGCGAGATTTGCTCCTCGACTAGGAACTGGATGGCCTTCTGTTCGTATTTCAGGCCGTCGTCGAAATTGTCCTCGTCGTATTTCTTAAGAGCCTTGCACATGAGGCGCACGGCCATGCGGCTGTGGAGGGGCAGGAGGTCCTCGTCGGAGCGCACCTTGAAGGTTTTCTTGCGGTATTCGAGTCGGACCCAGTCGGCCGAACGCGAAAGGATTAGTCGGCGGTATTTGGGGACGAGGTCAAACGGCTCGTATCGGCCAACCGCATACACGGCGGAAATCCCGTCGGTCGGGAAGGCCCAGAGCGTCAGGTAGCCGTCGGACTCGCCCTTCTGCACCGAGGTGATGCGCTTAAAAATCTGGCCCGTCACTGGGTTTACGGCCGAAGCCGTCGGCAGGTAGAGCAGGCCCTCCTGAGGGTTGCCCGTGACGATGGAATACACCTTCTCGTCGTTCTGGTCGATGCCGTTGACGCGGAAGGAAACCGTGGCGTCAGCGATGAGGTCGTATTGGACCACGAGTCGGGCGGGGCCGTCGAGGTCACGGAAGGTGGGGTGGTCGCCCTTGTCGTCGTAGGCCCACGTCACGTCCTGATTTGTGGTGTCCCCACGCCCGTTCAGGTGGTAGGACGCCCAGCGGTCTCGGGCAAAGGTCGGACGGCCGCCGATGTTGAGTGCCAGCGGGGTCTCGACGTCGTTGGGCAGCGTGACGTAGCGTGACGCGGTCGTGACGAGGTCGACGGTGCCGAGGAGCGGATCGAAGTTGGACTTATTTGCCAGCACCTCCACCGCTTCGGTGAGGCGCTCGTAGATGGCCACGTCGTCGCACGCTCCGAGGAGCGTTTGGATGGAGGCCTTGATGTCGCCGACTCGGATACTCATTGTTTTTGAGATTCTACGGATGGGTCTTGGGAGGCGATTGCAAACGGCAGGGCTCGGTTAAGTGCAGCCTGTCTCGCCTTACACCCACCGCAAGACGCAACTTGCGTTCCAGCCACCTTGTCTATGGCTCGGGCAATCGGTTGGGCTACACTGGCGACTAAGTCTCCAAGGCCGCGCATGGGCGCGACGGACACGATCTCCGGGCTCGGGCTTTTATTAGCCGTTCGCTTTCGGGCAGTCAGTGCCTCCATTCGTTTGAATACATTAGCCTGCTCGGACATAAGGTGTAGCGAGTTGAATTGCGGTTCCTTCTGCTGGTTCTACAAAAACGATGGTGGAAGTCACGCGGTAGTCTTCGTCACCATACGTTTTTAGCGTGTCTGAACTGGTCGAGCGGCTGATGCTTTGCACCTTACCACCGAAGTAACCGTTAGGGGTAGGGAACACCCGCGCAAACTCAGCTCTCAAAGCGGAAGCACTTTCGCTAGTATCGGTCTTTGACGCTGAAGTTGCAGACACGGTCCAGTCGTCGTCGGCTAGGTCTGGGTAAGGGTAGAAGTTGAGCATATCGGGAGGATCGAAATGCGTGACTTCGTTCGACCACGAAGCTCCGCCGCCGGAGCCAGTCGAACTCAGCAATTTCCACCCAGACCCCCGCTCCAGCACCCACACTTGAGTCTGGGTGAAAGACAGGAGGGGAGGAGGTTCATCTTCGCCACCAGTTCCAGTTCCAGTCCCAGTGGCGCATGGATTTTCCTCGGCGTTTGGGTCTGGCGGATCAGGCGGATCAGGCGGATCAGGTGGTGGGTCGCAGTCCTCGCCCCCCGCTGTCGCTGTGATCGTGGTTGTTTGTGTAAACTTCATCCGCTTGTAAAAGAGCGGCGTAACGGGCGGATCGGGATCGTCAAAGCGGCGAAAGAATCCGGTGTATCCGTCGCGCACCTTGGCAAAAGCCAGCCAATCGGAAACAAAGTTCCCGAGCGAATCCTGCACCGAGGTGATAAAAAGGTAAGTCTCCCGGCCTTCCACAAGTAGCGGTTGAAAATAAACTTCACTCGTGGAGTTGGTGCCATCATCTCCGAGGGTGCCCGAAGTTGAGAAAGTGAAGGAACTGCTAATGGGAGTTGCGTTTGGGTCGGATGTATCTACGTCAACCCTGCGAATCTTAAACGTGAAGAAGCCGGGCACGAGGACGGCGAAGCGCACCTTTGAGCGGCGCGACGGGCCTGCGGCGAAAAACCCCCCTGTCGCCGAGTTGCCCGTGCCACTCGGCGCGGGCGGCACCGAGACTACGGCGGAGTCGAGGTCATCCCACGAGCCGTCGGTCGGTGTAATACTTCCGATTGAATCTTCAAGGGCCGTAAGTGGTTCTTCCAGCGTGTAGGTGCGGGTGCTGGTAGTCTGGGTGGTTCCACACTCGGTTTGGCTACGCTTAATGCCGTAGCCTAAGGATCGAGTCACTACGTCCCAAGAAAAGGCATAGGCTTGGCCCGGATAATACGTGTCTGAGACCGCCAATCGAAAACGACCCACGTTGGGGTGGGCGATGAGGCCCGTCATTGCGGTAGGAATGTCAGACCAACCTTCGTATCGGGCGTCAGCAAGAAACTGATTTGGGTAGTATCCCTCGTTCCACGCGGGTGGGAACTGCGCTTCCTCGTCCGCTCCCCACTGTGTCGCATCAGTTGGGTCAGGGGGCACGGATGGCGCAGAGTCGTTACTGATGATACACGCTATACAGGTTGAGCAATTCGCACCCGCTGTCATATCTAAACTTTGCTCGGGTGCTTCTCCATTCTCGCCGTAACTCAGTGTAACTTCCGAGGTGCTGTAACTGGTCGGCGGCGCGACTTGCCCTTCTTCGGCGTTACAGTTGGTAGCAAAGACAATCGTGAAATCTTGAGTAGTGTTGGGGGTGCCTGTGCCTGTTATTTTAAGCGTTACCGAAGTGGATGGCCCAATGCTTGAACAGTTTATCGCCCCCGTGGAAGCGCAGCAAGATCCAGACGCGGTTCCGGTCGTTGCATTCGGGGCTCTTCCGATGGCGTCCTCTATGGTGTCTGGGGTGGCGTAGGTGATTGTTTGCACAACCCCACCGCCAACAAAAGGACAGGGTCCGATAGTAGGCTCTGAATACTCGTAATCTATAACACCGTTCGCGTCGTAACTTACATAATGGTATGTGCCCGTCCACCTGTCTTGCGAAGCCCCCGGAGACAGGTTAGAAGTGCAGTCTACCGTATACCCAGAAAGCCCGCCGCAGATAGTATAATTAGCGTTGTAGGCACTGCTGCCGCTATACTGTATCTCCCCTGTCTGGGGGTTATGTTGCTGTGTTACTTGCGCGAACCCCGAGTCGCTGCCAAAATAATCACCAGTAACGCAGTTATTGGTGTGGGCACTTTCCGTGCGAACGGTGCGCTCTAAGAAGTAAGTGCAAGGGTCGCCGTCAGGATCGACAAACCCTATAAGGCTTGCACCCTGCACGCTTACATAGCTACACTCAATAGAGATTCCTCCTCCCACTCCTCCTCCCCCAACGACGTTTGGGGGAAGCACCTTCCCGCGCACGGACGCAGCGATACAAGACAGGCATCCGCTGCCAGCGTTGACTGGGCCGACCCAGTTGGCCAGCGACCTAAGCGTATGGGTGAACGGGACAGCGGGCATGGTAATAAACTACGATGTGCGGTCCCAACGCATCACATACGATGTCTTAACGCCACCGGGAGTGGCTGGCTCTGGAGGGGTGGCACTCGGGTTTCCTGAACTGGCTAGCACACAGATGTAGCCATACGCAGTCAGAGACACGCGAAGGCTTCCGCATCCGGTTGAAGATACGGTGAACGGACTCTCAACGGTTCCTGCACCCAAGACCTGTCCGAGGAGGTAGTAGATGGTGCTAGGTGGGTCGGTTGCACTGCCTCCGCTGTCGTCGGGGACGCTACCCGTCCCCGTGCCGATGGTGGCAGTTAGCACGCGAAAAGGCAGGGTGCCGTTCGTCGTCACCCTCACCCAAACTTTTAACCCCGCTGAAAGAGTGAACGAGTCCGTAATGTTGTTCACGACCGTGTTACCGACAACGCCCCAAGTGACCCATCCCTTTGTGGGTCCGTCAACTCCCCCGTAGCCCTCGGGCATTATCTTGGTAAGGCTGAGTTTGCAGCCTGTGGCAGGGGCTACTTCCTCCTCCCAGCGAGTGGTCTGAAGCCACGGAGTAAACTCGGATTGGGGCAATAACTTAAGAGTGGGATTAGGATTTCCCGGAGCGGTAATTTCACTCATAGGACGCCTGTGACTTTAGTTACTTTGTATACGGTATACGACCCTGACCTAAAGTATACTTCGGCTTCAGAAGATAAAGTAAGAGTTTGTCCCTGTTGGTCGTTCATGCCGTAAAAAGTTATTTTAAATTTAGTAGCATCTCGACCTTTATATGGAGTATTATTTTGAGATACTCCAAAAGTCGGCCTATAGTAGTCAGGGAAGTAAGTTGAATCGTATAGATACGCGGGGCTCTTTCCGTCGCTGTATTCTGCAAACTCGTAGACCATAACTCCCGAGTTTATGGGGGTAACTGGGTCTAGCGATGGAACCGTGTCTACGAATGTGACGACCGCGGTAGCTGAAATCGACACAACTTGTGGGAGCCTATTCGGCTCAATTCCCTCTTCGCCTCCATATTGGACGCCCGGTTTTTTGACGGTTACGTTGATGGGCACGCTGTAGCCGGGGGGCTTACTGTAGAACTGCCTCGTAAAGATTCGGTAACCCTCTCCCTGTTCTACATCTTGATTTATCAGGGTGCTACCACTTGGGGGCGATCCACCCGCCGCCTCGTTCAGAGAAGTTACGGTGTATAGGACGCTGCCGTCCGACCTGTTGTCGGTTTTGTCGTCAATAAATCCATTCCCACTGACCCAAGTGTAGGTGTATAAGACGTAGCCGTTGCCAGCGTCAGTATCGGTGGATATTAGCGAAAGGTTAGTGCCAGACGGAGCGGTAGGGGCTATGTTCAACGCACGCTTGGTGGTGACGGTAAGGGTGTTGTTAAACTTATACCTGATTTCGGCGTCGTTTATTTCGCCCTCTCCGCTGGCGTAGGTGTCGGAATAAATTTTGTAGCCCTGTCCCTCGTCTACCCTCGAAGAAATTTTAGCCGCTACTCCCGAAGGACTTGATGGGGCTAGATTTATTTGGCGATACGTGGTCAGCACCAACTTGTTATTCAACTGATACGTAGCCTCTGGCGGGAGGACGGGGTTGGTAACTTGGATGTAGGTCGTGCGGTAGAGCGTGTGACCGTCGGCTTCGGTGGTCTCCGTTCCGATTGGAGTGGCCCCGCTAGGTGCGATTGGGAG